TGTGTATGACGCCAGCCAGCCAGAGATTAAGCGAATGCTCACTGAGGGCATGGAGAATAGCCTAATCCCTGTCGATAAATGGGCGATGCTGGCCGAGAAGAAAGGCCTTCAGGGTGTTGTTGAATGGATGCCACTAGAGATGGTGGTATCGACCCTGCAAAGCTGCTACGAAGCCCGGGAACAGGCGAAACAGGTTATTTATGAAGTCATTGGCCTATCGGACATCATCCGAGGGGCAAGCGTTGCAAGCGAGACAGCGACAGCACAGCAGATCAAGAGCCAATACGCCAGCTTGAGGTTGAAGCGCACCCAGCTTGAGGTTGCGTTGTTTGTGTCTGAAGTCATGCGGATCAAAGCACAGATGATGTGCGACCTATACCCGCCTGAGTTGCTTGTCGAGATGTCAGGGATTGAGGGCACACGCGATGCGCAATATGCCCAACAAGCCTTGCAAATGATCAAGACAGAGCCGCTACGGTCATTCCGGATCGAAGTGGCTAGCGATTCGCTTGTGGAGTTGGACGAACAGGCAGAGAAAGAATCTCGCATTGAGTTTCTGACCGCTGCGGGTGGATTCTTGGAACGTGCTGCAAACGTTGCGCAAGTGACCCCAGAGCTGACCCCTTTAATGGCTGAAATGCTCATGTTTGGCGTGAGGGCGTATCGTGGTGGCCGACAGATGGAAGCCGCTTTCGAAGACGCAATGGCAAAGATGACGGCACCTAAAGAACCTGCCCCGCCTCAACCTTCACCGGAAGAGATTAAGGCGCAGAGTGCAATCCAGCTTGAGAGCATGCGCGGGCAACAGACAACTTCGCTCGAACAAATCAAGCAACAAAGCGCAGCACAGATTGAAGAATACCGTGCAGCACAGGCGCGAGAACTTGAGGCCATGCGGGCAGAGAGCGCAGCGAATATCGAGGCTATGCGCCAACAAGCAGAGACGGAACGTTCTAATTACCGTGTAGAACTTGACGCGCAGACCAAAAAAGAAATTGCAGGCATGAACGCCGCAGCATCAGAAAAACCCGCAGTACAAATTGACGGCGGATTGTCTGAAGTTGGCGAAGCACTGAAAGAATCACAAGCGCAAACGACTGAAATGCTTGCACAAGGATTGGGACAACTGGCAGAGGCAACCCAAGCCCTAGCAGGCGCAGCGCAAGAAATGGCACGGCCAAAGGTGCGCAGAGGGAAACGCTTGCCGACTGGCGAACTTGAGATTACGGAGGTCTAATGGCACTCAACACCCAAATGGCGAACGCCACAGTAAATGCACAGGGCGATGCCATGTCTGATTTACTGGATAACGGCTATCTGCGTATTTATGACGGCACACAGCCAGCGACGGCAGATACAGCCTTGTCTGGTAACACCCTGTTAGCAGAACTTCGATATAACGCCACAGCATCCGGCGCGACGGTGAACGGGTTGATCACATTCAACGCCATGACGGCAGATTCAAGCGCTGATAACACCGGGACGCCTTCGTTCTTCCGGGCTTTCAGGAGCGATGGGACAACGGTTGTCTATGACGGCACGGTTGGATCGTCTGGCGCGAACCTGAACCTATCTGGCCTGTCTGGCGGGCAGATCATCGCGGGGGGTAATGTGAGCATCTCTAGCCTTACGCATGATCTGCTGAATTCTTCGAGCGGGCTGTAATGGCAACAGGACAAGGCACGATCACATTTGATTTCGGCTCTGCGCCGGGGACGAATGTTGTCCAAACGGTTGTTGCGGATGCTGCAATTAGTGCGGGGTCTAAGGTGGAAATCTACCTGATGGGCACGAGCAGCACGGCAACACATAACGCCTATGAACATTCATTGTTGCCATTCTTGGACGATATGTCGTTGTCATGCGTAAGTGTGACTGCGGCGACTGGTTTCACAGGGCAAATGGCGACAAAACTTCGATTGACGGGAACGATTCAGGCCCGTTATGTATGGGCTGATGGATGAAAACACTTCTTGTCAACGGATATTCCGTCTTTTACGATGAATTTGGGGCGCATTTGCCCATTTGAACGCGGTATAGGAGTAAATCATGGCTGGCATTCGCATTGAAGGCAATACTTCTGGCAACGTGGCAGAGGTTGCGGGAACAAATCAACTGAAAATCATCCCGGAACAGGATGTATTTACAAACCCCGGCAACGTTGGGGCAATGTATACCTATGTCGAATTGGATGCCGGTAGTGTGACGGGTGTTCAAATCCCCATTCCACCGGAGATTGACCAAGACTACCGCACGCGGGTTAGCCAAGATATTTTCTTGGATGAAGAAAACTTCAATTACACCTCACAGAACACCGGAAAGCACACCTACACCACGTCCACAATGACAAATGCGTGGTCTGCGGGACAAGTCACATCAAACAGCGGGTCAACCACGACACTTAATGCCGGCACGGTGTTGGCAACTTACGCATTTTTCCCGTTTGATGGTGCGCAAACACTGTCATGCGACACGGAGCTGGGGTTTTCAAACCAGCCCGCAGCAAACGTGTTTGTTGAATGGGGCCTAGGCATTCCTGCGGGCGCTACGTCGGCCCCTACGGACGGCGTGTTTTTCCGCCTTAATTCTGCTGGACTGCAAGGCGTCGTCTCGAACAACGGCACAGAGACTTCTACCAATGTTTTCCCGCTGTCTAACGGCACCGGAACATGGGTTTACGCCAACAACAAGAAATACCAATGGATTGCATACCAAACTGGTGTGGCTGCGTTCTTTTGGGTGAATGATGGCACTGGCGCTGTCTTGCTGGGATCGGTGCAGCTCCCGTCGGGACAACAGCGGATGACGATGGCATCGTCTGGCCAATACTTCTACAAACACCGCATTGTTGGTGGTGCGGCTGGCGCGGTGATTCAGGGTCAATTGGGTGCTTATTCTGTCCGCCAAGGCGGGTCGAATAACACTTCAACCATGTCCGTTTCTGGTAACCGTAAATATGGCAGCTATCAGGGCCTTTCTGGTGGAACGATGGGTTCATTGGCTAACTATGCCAACTCTGCTAACCCGACTGCTGCGGTTCCGACCAACACCACTGCTGCGCTTGGCACTGGTTTAGGTGGTCAATTTTGGGAGACATTCTCCCTTGCTGTGAACACAGACGGCATTATTTGCAGCTACCAAGTCCCTGCCGGTACGGTGAGCATCCCAGGTCGTCGATTGGCAATCCGTGGGGTTGGATTGACGAGCTACGTTCAAACCGTTCTAGCTGGTGGCCCGCAAGTGCGGCAATTCTCCCTTGCCTTTGGTCATACGGCAGTATCACTGGCAACAACCGAAGCCGCAACAACCAAGGCCCCGCGTAGGATTGCATTAGCCCCGTTAACGCAGGCGGTAACTGCTGCGCAGGCGGTAAGTACCATGATTTCCCAGCCTGGGGGTTCGTTTGCCGATTTTGGCGATGCGCCGATTTACGTTAATCCGGGTGAATTTGTGGCTTTGGTTATGAAATGCGTCGGAACTGTCGGCACATCGGGAACCATCGCGCACGTCGTTACTTTCGCATACGGCTGGGAGTAATCCTTGTCCCTGCTGCTAGCGCTCACTGGTGGGGGTGGTGCAAGCTACACCCTCGACTGCGAAGCAGGGGCTTATGTTATTTCCGGCCAAGACGCCACATTAAACGGCGTTTTTAGCCTTGATTGTGAAGCTGGTAGTTACTCCCTTGCCGGACAAGATGCAACGCTTACAGGGGCTTTCTCGCTTGACTGTGAAGCGGGCTCATACGCCCTCACAGGCCAAGACCTATCGTTTGATTACGTTCCCGCAGGCGGCACGGCGTACACGCTGGATTGTGATGCCGGGGCGTACACGATTGATGGGCAGGAACTTAGTTTTGATTACGTTTCTACTCAAACCGGCGCAGGCAAACGCCGCCGCGTGTTGCTGGATGTGCGCGGGAAGATTCACGAGTTTGAGACAGAGGAAGGCGCAAACGCTTTCCTAGCCAGCTTGGAAAAGGTCGAAGAAAAGACCATTGAAGCCAAGGCCAAGCGGATTGTTAAAACCATCTCCCGCACTGGTAACGCTTTTGTTCCGCAACCACTGAAACCCATTGTTGTCGTCGAGGGCACGGAACAAATTGCCGCTCTGGTGAATATGCGACTAGCGATGAACCAAAGCATGCTCAATGCTGCGGTACAACGTGAATTATTGGAAGAACAAAAGCGAGACGATGAAATCATGGCTGTGATGTTGATGATGATGGAGGATTGATGAACGAAATTCAACGGGCCGAACAAGCCATTCAGGTGCTGAATAACCCATTGTTTGTGTCTGCCTTTAAAGAAACCCGGCAAGCCATCATGGAAGCATGGGCAAAGCTGGATTCAAATTCAGAACGCAAAGGCGAGTATTCACAGGACTTACACCGAATGATCCGCGCATTGGATCGGGTGGAAAAGTGCCTGAAAGAACATATCACGACCGGGAAGCTGGCTGATGTGGAGGGCAAGAAGAATTTACTTGGAAGGGCTAGATTCTGATTGCATTTACTTTGCTTTTTTGAAAAGGATAGCGCATAATGAGCGAAGCAACGCAGAACCTTGAACCCCCTGCAACGGGAGCGGAACAAGGAAGCGAAGAAGCCGCAATTGCAGCTTTGTCGCAGTTGGGCAAGTCTACTGAGACTGAAAACCAGGAACCCCTATCCAAGCCGGAACCCGGCACCGATGAGGAAAAACCTACTGAAGACGAAGTATCGGAAGATACCAAGGACGAAGAGGAATCCAAACCGGCGCTAGTGGAGGTGGAATACGAAGGCAAGCAATACAGCGTGCCTGAGGAGATCAAGGGAGCGCTTCTCCGTCAGTCTGATTATTCTCGCAAGATGAATGAGATCGGGACGACCGAAAAGACGCTAAAACAGCGCACAGAACAAGCAGAAATGTATGTTCAAGGTGCTGTCGATTTTGCTGATGCATTGGCCGAGGTGAAGGAATTCGACCGACAGATAGCGCGATTTGAGAAGGTCAATTGGGCGGAAGTCCGCGCCAATAACCCGAGCGAATACGCCGCACTGTATGCCGATATTCAGAACCTGAAAAGCGGAAAAGCGGAAGCATTGGACAAGGTTCGTCAAATTGATGCGAATTTGAAGAAGACGCGTGAAACGTCATTCAGTGAGCGACGTAACACGATGGTTGGCGAGTTGCAGAAAAACCTGAAAGGCTGGGGCGATGAACTTGGAACAAAAATCACGCGGTATGCCGTCGAAAACGGTTACACCCTTGAAGACGTTTCACAGGTCACTGACTCGCGCTGGGTTGTTCTTGCAGATAAAGCCCGTCGATATGACGAAATTCAGAAATCAAAGGCCGGTTTGAAAGAAAAGGTTCAGAACGTGCCGCAAGTCACCAAGCCCGGAGCCCCGCGCAATCCTGATAAATCATCGGAAGCGATGGCCCGGTTCAGAAAATCCACTTCCACAGAGGACGCAATTGCCCTGTTGGAAGCCAGAGTTAAGAGGTAAATGAAATGGCATCCCCAACCAATACCCTGCAAACGTTTGAAAGCACCAACAACGCCGAAGACGTTTCCGACGTGATCAACATGGTGTCTCCCTTCGACACCCCGCTGTATAGCATGGCCAAAAAGAAAAAAGCCGAAGCTACCTACACGGAATGGTTGATTGATTCGCTCGAAGCAATCGACACTGCTAACGCGGTGATCGAAGGCGAAGACGCATCTACTGACGCCAGCACCACGCCCACCCGTGCCGGTAACTAT